GGTAATATCAATACCACCATTGGCAGAACTGATGACGATAGAATCAGCTACGTTTTCTGTTGAAGAGATATTTACCGATGATCCAGTGGCAACAATATCAATGTCTTCACCTGCAGCAGCACCCGAAGCAAGAATATCTATTCCTCCAACGGTAGCTTCCATAAGAATAGCTTGTGCGCTGTTACTCGTCGAAGTAAGACTTAAGAGTAAGGCAGCATCTATATCAACACCGCCATTGGGTGCTTCAATATTTACTGCATCAGCCGTTGCAAGGCCACCATTTATTGTAACCCCACCCACATCTGACAAAAGATAAATAGAATCCACCGCAGTGCCCTGATCTGCCCTTAAGTCTATAGATTCGCTTGTTCCGCCATTCGCATGTAAATAAATAGCCGGAGACGCATTAAGGGTAGAGGTAAGATCAATAAGCGCCGCAGAGCTTAGATCAAGGTCCCCCGTGATCGTAGTTACCCCTGCTACGGATAAATTGCCTCCAATGGTCGCATTGCCCGCCGTCAATGTCAGGTTACCAGCAGCCACGTTAACGTTTCCTGCCGTCACATCTACATCGCCAGGGTTAACCGTCACACTGGTGAAGGTTCCAACCCCAGAAGCGGGAGAGGTAACCCAGTTTGCCGCACCAGCAGTAATACTGGCAAGGACATACACAGAACTAGCAACGGTATTAACCCAAGTAGAACCGATTTCTGCTAAATCATTGGTTGAAGGATTTCTACGTGCAACAATAGGTAAAGGAGCAAGCGTTTGCGATGGATTTTCTAACCCATACGCTTCATTTCTTCCTTGTCTTCTAAAAGCCATTACAGTTCCTTAATCTTTTATGTTTAAAAATTACGGCCACAGTATACGAATCTCTTTTAAAATTGAGCAAGAATGGCTTGACAATGCGTATATAATATATAAATTTAAATATATATAATATATAAATAGGGTTTGTTGATGGAAATTACACCGAGCGGAAGAAGATCACCGAAACGATTATTGATTGATATACCTGATCAGCTTCATGAAGAGATCAAAAAGAGAGCGGCTACTAGAAATATTACCATGCGAAAGTGGGTAATACGGGCAGTAATGAGGGTGATAGAAGAAGAAAAGAAATACGAAACATGAGGAATATAAATGATAAAGCACTCTATTTTATTAGATCTTCAGCTTTCTCTTTTAATCCATAAAAAATATTATTCGATTATTCGAAAAGAGGCCAAAAAAAGAGAGATGAGTAATAGCGAATTTGTTTTAACGCTCTTACAAAAGGCTAAATAAAGGTATTTTTTATGACTCAAATTATTAAATTTTTTCTCAAAATTTTGAAATTTATTTGTATGCTTCCATTTTTGCCTCTACTGCTATTACCCCAAGTATGGGGACTCATATGGACCATTAAATGGATGTGTAAAAAATCGTCATAAGCTTAATAATGGATTTTCTTTTTGAAACCAAGCTTTTTGTTTTGTAGATTTTTTCTCTTGTTTTGCAATTGTATCTTTAATGATTTTCATTTCTTCATTCTTAATCCTATTTAACTGTGGCTCTACCTCATCTTGTACTTCTTCAAGAATGTCATAAGGAAGATTACGTCCATATCTCTTAGATAATTCGCGATATTTTCGATATTTTAAGTCCTTTGCTTGTTCACGTAATTTACCTATTTTAGACAATGCAATAATTCCTTCAGGGCTATTTTTAGCGCTTACAATAGCCTGTTGATATGTTTCAAATTCTCTATTGGTTAAGTTACCACCATAAATACTTGCAGAACCTTGAGCCAATTCCGCAGTTAATTTATTCAATAATTCTTGCGATGGACTTTCCCAAATATGACTTAATTCCTCTAGTCCTAATGATGCAAAGGATCCTTTCAACTGCAAGGTTGCTCCAAGTCTATATAGAGCAGGATCCCGTAACCATTCTGGATTAGAGGCAATTTCAATAATATCATCGTAAATTTTCATACGATCTCTTGCTATTGAAGCATCATTTTTTAACTGCTCGATTCCATCTTTATTTAATGTTCTTACATTTTTTTCGCGATCATTAGCTATCTTTTCTCGTTCATTAATAAGTTCTTCAATTTTTAAACGCTGTTCTGGTTTTATTTTTAAACCTTTTTGCCGTATATAATCACTCAACTTTTCTGTTTGTGATTTGTACGTATCTAATTCTTTTCTGTCATCTTTTATTGCATTAACATTTGGAACCTGCGAAGAAGTTGCTTCAGATGTTTTTGCTGCTTCCATAAAGGGCAAAGCTAGTGATTGATTCGGAGCGCCAGTATTCTTCAAAAGTTTTTGTAATTGTGATTCTTTTAAAAGATTTATAGCTTCAAATGTAGAAGGAAGTTTTTCTGGAACACTACTTTTTTCTTGAAACTGCGGTTGTACCACCGTTTTTTGATTAAATGCTTGATCTTGTACAAGAGGTTCAATTCTTTGATCTTTTGGTTGATCTAAAAACTCTAAAGCTTTTTGAAAATCAGTTTCCTGTTGAGACAATCTACCTTGCTTTACTGCCTCTCTGGTAATTGAAGGATCTAAATACGTATAAGATTTAGCCTGTTCAAGGGGGATATTTAATAATTTTGAAAGTCCTTCGGCTTGCTTGTTACGAATCAAATGTTTTGTATATGCATCAAGACCTTCAGATATCCCGCCGGTAATTCCAGTTGACAAAGATTGACCTAATTGTGCCCCGAATCCTGGTCTATCTAATATTTGTACTGCCATGATCATTCCTAAAGTAAAAATGGTAATAATTTAGCTATTGATGCAATGGTTTGCGGCGCTTGTTGTAATCCACCTAAAAGAAACTGTTGTAAAAATCCCGGTTGTTGTGGTTCATAGATTGGCTCATATTGTCTTTGCAGCCCCATACCGAGTAACGAGCGTAAGAATTCTTGCTGCTGCTGATTAAATCCTTGTTCTTGCGCAGCCAGATCGCGAGATAGACCTGCACCTGCTTGACCAATTTGTGACGCAAAAGCGGGAGAACTTAAACGGCTTCCACTTCCACCAAGAGAGGTAAACCGCTCAGCAAGTGTTGGCACTATCTGTTCTTGAAAGGTGCCTAATGCTTGTTGCCTAATAGGTTCAAATGAAGGCTGTAAAGAGCCAAGACCGGCCATTGAGCCTTGTAGAAGTTGATTTTGTACCTGTTGTTGTTGTGGGCCATATAACGGAACATTTGTTAATCGTTCAGGAGTTCCTGTTAAAAAATCCCAGAACGAGGATTTTCTTGGTTGCATTTGCGGTTGATTACTCATTAATGATTGCGGAAAGGCCATGATCACTCCTAGGATTTCAAGAATTCGAGAAAAATATAAACCTTATTAAATACAATACCACTGTTATTGGTAATAATGACCTGAGTATTGTTTGCGCGCAACTCTATATTGTTAGCGCCCCCCGCAGATGCAAACGGTAACGGATAGTAGTTAAAACCAACCGTATCGTTTGCCACACCATAGATATCAACAAAGCTCGTATTGGCATCAACGGCAATACCATGATTGGTCGCAGTAACGCCAGCAGGAAGATTAGTAAGATACACCATTTTTATCGATGAAGGGCGTGTATTTAATGGGTTATTACCTGTTGCTGGAAAATATTGTTTTCCCGTCACAAATTCTTCTAAAAGATTATAACCACTTACCTTGTTATTGAGTGCTATAGAGATATTGTTTACCTGTTGATACAAGCGAACAATAAGTTCTCGAAATGCTTCAGAATTTATCTCAACTTCATACAGCTGCGTAATATCAAATGATGGTGTCTGTTGTATAAATAAGCCTGAATTTTGTTGTATTGGAGTATATGCCATAATTCACCTATTGAAGTCTACTGGTAGGACTCGCGGTAATTGCCAATGCATGAAGCTGAAAATCTGACCGCCGAACATTCGTTGAGAGCATTTGTGTATCATTTAATTCGATTAAAAACTGGATAACTTCTCCCTCAGCATTGAAATACAATGGATGCCAGAGACGAGTCGCGTTTGCTTCATAGGGATATAAATTCGTAAAGGGACTTGTTTCAAGAATAGAGCTGCCAAGTAATGATCCTGATGCTTGGCCGCCAGCTACCATCGAATTTTGGTTTGTAGACACATAGAAATCTACTTGTATTTGACCCGCATCTGTTTTATCAACAAGGAAATCTACTTTAGGTATAAACGCGTTACGCGCTTGCTTAGCATAAAAATTATATTCTTTTGTTCTGATTGTTATCTTACTTACCCGTGCAATAATTCCTGCGCCTCTGTACGTACCCGCAATAACCGTAGATGCTGGCGTGTATACAATTGAGAAAGAATCCTTAAGGACTCCAGGACGTATCTTAAAAATAACGTTATTTAACAGATTAAGGTTTCCTGTACCGGAAATGCCTTCAAGATATACAAACTCGCCTTCTCGAAAATTATGGTCAATAGCCGTTATGGTAATAACATTACCAGCGGCAACGGTGAGATTCGTGATTTGTATGGCAGAAGCATTAGTGGTTTCCGTCGAATCAACAACTACGACATAACCCTCCTGATTTCCCGCAATGATTTGCCTAAACTGCGCTTGTTGGCTTGCGCCACCCCATGGTTCCGGCTCACTCCAATCAACTAACGTCGATGACCATAGAACACTTGCTACTGACGATTGAAAGTACCCAAAACAGGTAAACGAATCATCATTAAATGCCCATGTACCTTTATCATAGTTATATACAAGTACCCGGTTAGGATAAGGAAAATCAACAGAAGCATTTATTGCAGGAAAACTCCAATACACTTGTTCGGTAAAATAATCACGGATACCATACACCCGCTCAACGCCTGAGTTATCATTATGAATTTGAAATACTTCATTGGGAATTCGCTGGTCGATACGTTCGACATTGCCTGAAGAAGCGGCCATTATACCAACATTTCCTACTCCAACAGCAACCTTATCAAAGGGAACTATAGAGAACGTTGATTCTGCTCCCAATTCTGTATTGATCTGCTGCCACGTGAATGGATATGCTTGATTTCCGGTATAAACAAATTCCCATGTCGATCGTTCAAAGAAAACAATAAGGCGGTCTTTAATAAATTCTACGGTCACAATTGCTTCCGAAGTAGCTGCATCAATTGCATTACCAAGTCCTGGTGTGTCAGAACGAAAAGCATTCGGATCAAGTGGTGAACCGGCTTGTGAATAACGCGCCCTAAAAGGATAATTTACTTGTCCGGCAATATTAGGGCCTTCCCATGTATTAAATGCTACTAATCTGTTTTTAAAAGGTACTAAAATACGAGCATTGTTGAGAAAATCGGCAGCGGTAATCTGAGGTCTAAAACTCGTCCAAGTACCACCAAAGAAATAGCGCATATAATTGGGATCATCTTCATCAAAATTAGTAACAAAGAACACTAAATCAGATGGATTCGCACCCGTCCAATTAGTTCCCCAGAAGAATTGGCTATTATCACCAGCCCATACTGACGCGCCTGCTGCAAGTCGTGACCATCCGGTGCCAGTAATATATTCATAGGCAAACCGTGTATCAAACCCAATTACCAATTCGTTATTTTTTGCGGATACTTCTCGTGTTAGTAATCCCATAACCGGCAATGAAGGATACCAAAATACCGTAGTTCCCGCGGGGGCTCCCGCAAAGGTAACAGTATTCGGGTTTACCGTAGTATTTATAGTGGAAGTAATTGCAGGATTGGTAGAAAGAGTAACAACATTACCAAGTTGTGTGATCGTAAATACATCGCTACCTACTGAGAACATCTGCCCTATCGCAAGCATATTACTTACTGCTGAATTAGGTATTACCAGCGGACCGGGAGTAACGCCGATATCAATACGCAGTCGCGACTGTAATTGAGTAGCGCCCATCCATTTTGATCCAAAACGTTTTCGTACTCTCCCACGAAAAACATACGCATTATTAAGTTGACTAAATGCCGTATCAGGAATCAACCACGGCCTGTAATTATTTTGCTGTCCGGATTCAGTATCATACGGAGCAATAAGAAAACGATCTGCCATAAAAGTTCCTTTAATATCCTATTGCAAACCACGTTATAGCTCTTGGAGAACCTAACCCATTTGTTTGAACAGGGAATGTTTGTGGAGGAGCGGCTAATGTAGGATCATAAGGATAGGCGCTAACTCGCGAAACCGCTGTTCCAGGATTACCCGAAGCTATCGTTGCTAATGTTATTTGTATATTGAAAATAAGCGTGAAATTAGGAGTTCCACCAGAAGTAAGCGGAATATTATTTGTGGTATTATCATTTACTCCCGAAGTCCCCCATTTCATGAGAATACCACTTGGTAAATACGCAAACCCATTAGCTTGATATGCAGATGCTGTAATAGGAACTTCAGGAACTACATTGCCACTATTGATGAAAAAGAGTTCATTAATTCCCGTTGTTGCATAGAGTTTTGAAAACAGACCAATATCGGGATATACAATAGCAGGTGAAGCAGCCTGTACAGGAAAGGTCAAAAAGATATGCTTTCCTTTGTTGGCACTATTATATTCACCGTGGTTAACAGCAAAGTCGTTATTAATATCTATAAAATTTTGTCGTATAGGATTTTGTGTATCCGCAAGTGTCTGACTAGCGAGTGGCACATTCGTATTAATTGCCATATCAGTTCCTTAAAATCAATTGTTAAAATTGCCCCAATAATTATTGCCAGGCCAAAATCCTGCTTGTTCGGAATAAATCGTTGGACTGCGTTGATTTGATAACTGCATTACGGTATTACTCATCACCATATCCTCGTAGCGTTTGAATAATGGATCGATTTGAGCCATGGATTCAGTATCAACACGATCTTCGAAGACTTTTAATGCTGCACCAACCGATATATATTCCCACCATTGTTCAAGATCAGGGCTTTGGTTAGCGGATAACAGTTCAGTTGGCCTCAAAAATACTTCCATTTGTATAGCATAGACTTTATCTGGCACCGGCCTGATCTGAAACTTAGTATCATAAAAGAGCAATACTTGCGGCATACCCGCTGTGTAGGGAACGGTTTGCGATGTTACTGGTTCACCATTTGCGGGTGCTACGGGAAAATTAAACGAATAAACGCCTGTTACGTAATTTATTGTTCCTAATGATACTGCAGTATCATTAGGCTCTACAAGATCGCCAATAATCGTAAATTTACCCGTTACGGCATCAATACGAGGCACATCACGCACAACAATACCAGCACCATTAGCATCCTTTGAAGTAAACATAACTTCATTGAGTAAGACAGGTATTTGGCTTAACGTCCCTGAAAAAAGGGTATTAACACCATTACCTGTTTGTCCCGTATTTTGAATTGATTGCACCTTAGGATAAATAGCAAAAAATTGTTCGCGCGATTGGAGATATACCGATTGATTTCCTGCCATAAAGACAGGTGGATGTACTGATATATATCTGTTTTTAAAGTTATAAAGCGGATCGTTAATGTTAATAGTATTGGTTTGATAGATATCGATGTTTGGATCAGTATAAAACGTTAATGTGCTTCTGAGTGTTGTCAGTCGTATGTGTTCGGGGAAGTTATACAACACAAACGTATTAATATATTGGTCAAGTTGCGCGGTAGTTAAATTTGCCTCAGATGGGCTCCTGGTTATGCGCCGTACTTTATTTCGTATTGCTGTAAGCGTTGAATCAGCCATAAAATTCCTTTCTTAGCGATTGCCTGATGGCAATACGTTTTTGGTTGCGCCTCGTAACATTGCATTTATTTCACCAACCGGAATCACTTGTGCTTCATTAACCGCAGGAACCACAAAGGAATCAAAAAAAGTCGTATCTACATCGATAGTAAAGGTTGCACCTCCTGTAACCGTAATTGTTCCGGTTCTTCCATTGGCTTGCCACATCTTATTTGCTAAAGGTATTACTAACCGAACGATCTCTCCCGTGATATAATCATGGTCAATGCTGGTTGTCACAGTAGCTGGATTACTTTTGGTTATTGCTGTAATAACACGCATTGCCGGTTGGTAGATAGGATCAGGGTATGAGTAGATATTCGCCATGAGTTATCCAGGTTTTACAATGGATACTTCTGAAATTCCTGCTTCACCAACCGGGTTGATATCTTCAATATCAACAAAATCCAATGAGTGAAAAGTAGCGCGTCTAATCTTTTTAGATACTCTCATCTGCATATGCTTATTATTAAAGGGATTTTTAGCCCCAACCATACGTTCACCACCAAGATTAGGCAGATACTCATATTCGGGGTACCAAAGATTCTTATTAATATGTCGCGCAACTCCTAATGGTAGTTCGTATACTTCACCATCAGTCAATGAATAGCGTTCAACGGGGTCTTCTTTCCATAGCTTGATGGAAAAGTTTAATGTTCCACCCGGTATTTCATGATAAATGAATTTACCCTTCACCTTCTCACGATCTTTATCACGCAAATAACGCAGGTTTGGCTTTTGCTTAGTGTCTTTTTTCTCAATGCTCATATATACCTCTGAAAAAAGAGGCGCAGGGTCACTACGCCTCATTGTTTAATTGATTAGAGTCCACCAAATTCAGACTTACCGATGATCCAATACATCACATCCGCGTTACGACCAGCAGGCCCAACAATAGCAGCACCCGATTGGGTTCCGTTACCACCAGTTCCTAAAGTCATACCAAGGAATGCAGTATTAACCGTCGCATCAGCAAGAAGACCAGTGTTGGCGCCGTTCACCAATGCACCATTCACATCAAGAGGAGCTTGCGCAAGTATTGATGAGAGCGATGTTGCTGAATCTTCACCAACCGGAACTACTTGTGCCCAGTTAAATGGCCATGATGCAATGGTTGGCCAGTTAAAGGCAGTAAATGCGGTTGAATCAATATTGACTGTAATAGTATTATTTGCAGTCGATACGGCAGTAATAGTACCTAAGCGGTTATTCATTTCAGTCATGCCAAATTCTTCAGGAACAATAATGCGAACATCTTGTCCTACGGTGAAGTTATGGGTAACTGAAAGACGAATAACGGCTGAAGCAGCTTGGGTAATATTAACGATGTAACGATTACGTGGATAATAAATCGGATCGAACGGTACGACACGATAAGATCCAGCGCCACCCACTGCACCCGGAGCACCAGCTAATGCATAGCGCATACGGAATGAGGTGTTTGCTACAACCGTATCAATTTCAAAATCAAAGCCGAGAATGTTCGGTACTGCTGCAATATCTGAAAGACGTACTACCGATCCGGTAATCAATCCTGCAGTATTAGCAGTTGATACAACTGGTTGTGCAGCGTTTGTTGACGCCGTAGTTGCAACCGCTGCTAATGGATTATTTTCGGCAGTATTGAGTAAGGTAAAGCCGCCACCAACAAGCGTGTCGCCGTTCATGACTGCGGTACCATTTGATTTATATTGCACAATACCAGTTCCAGAAGCCATGCCACGTTGCCAATAGAAATCGAGTCCTATTGCACCGGCAGCGCCAGCAGCTCCCCAAGCGGTATAGTTTTTGACGAACATCCAATCAGCATTGCTTGGAATTGCAATGCGGCGCAAGTTGCCATCAGAGGTAAAAGTACCTTGTCCAAGAATAGTTCCAAAATTAGCCATGTCAGTTCTCCTATACGCTTAACGTTGTACGTAAATTTATGAGCCACTGATCATTGGTTATGCGAGGCACTTCCGCAAATTTGTAGCCAACGGTCACGTTTTGTGCCAATGGACCACTGAAAATTGGCGGCAAATAAATAAATTGTGCCGACGCACCATCTTGGAGCACACATGCATAACTCTCTAAACCGACGCAGAAAATATTATAAATATCGTTGCCAAGAGCAGAAGCATTACGAGTGACTGAACCAATTGATGAAATCAGGAAACGGAGGTTGCCTATTGAGCCCCATTCTGATGGTAATGCTTGATTAGGAGCGGGATATGCGTTCACATGACGGAACGTATCAACACCTTCAAGATCAGGGGTTAAAGAGGTTGAACATAAAGCGAAATACGCCCGTCTGACAGGCCCGGTGCCAAATTTATCTTCCCCATCGATGCCATCCATTAACGTATACGCATCATTATCAAGTAATGTACGTACTGCTAATTGAACGTCAGACAGTTCGATATCGGTCGGATTATCGCCATTGAGACCGCCGGTACAATTAAGTACGGTAGCAGTAGCCGCAAGCATGTCACGAGTGAGTTCGTCTTCGGACTGCCTCATGGCAACACCAAGCCGGCGGGCACATTCATTAAGAACGGCTTCTTGGTTTTGTAATACCACTTGTTCGTTAATTTCAACCCATGAGCCATACCAACTTACCTTTGCATCGATATCGATGGCCGTTAAGTTTTGGGATGGTGGGGTTACGCCACCATTTCCTAATGGAACGAGGGAGGTTTGCAATGGATTATAACGTCGCATACGCAGGGTATTTCCGCCGTGACGAGGAAGGCGGTACTGATCTGCGGGAATTTTATGAATAAGATTAGGAACCTTTACCGACAACAGTTTTAACGAAAATGATTGTTGAACCGGTGACGGTAAGGTACTTGTAGTTGTGATAGCCACAATACAACTCCTTATCAGAAGATATAGATTATCGGGACAATAGGGTGACGAAACCTATCATTTTGCGTCTGGAGGTGACGAGACTCCGTTTGCGTCATCGGTGAAGTTGCGAACCTTCTTTGCGCGTTCCTATCTTAATAAATCCACACAAAAAAAGTAAAGGACTGCTTTTTTAACAGTCCTTTACGTCATCATAAAATAAAGCGGAGAGAATTGATGCCTAGAAAAATGTTTTTGATTTACGGATCATGTCTTTATACAGCTTATCTTGTAGTTCTGGTGTTAATTCATCACCATACTGACTTAACTCTCCTAATGCGCCACCTTCTTTAGGTGTTATAGAAGTAGCCGTGCGTGGCTTTTGTGCATTTGCAGCAATCTTATTCTTTTCATTTTGATACGGATCAGGCTGTCCAATACCAAACTTCTTAATAAGCTTATAAGCACTTACTGCTTTTGCATAGGTGTCTTGCGATGATTGTATTGTTGTGCGCACTTCAGGATCAAGGGCGTTGAAATTTGCTTCATTTACAACCGAATCAAAATCAGGGTATTGTGCTTTTAGGCGTGTTTCCATAGCAAGCATGGCTGATTGCTCTTGATTAGCTTTAATAGAGGCTTCAAGGTTGCGCAGTTTATTGACCAGTTTCTTTACTTGTTTGCCCTCTACCAGCTCATCATCATTGATCTTAATATCTTCATCAACCGGTTCAGGTGTTATGCTTTGTTTTGGCTGGATTTGAGTTTCATATTGTTGTAATTTTCGAAGCGCTTCGTCTCTTTCACGTTCGATTCGACTGGCTTTTTCTCTAAGCGCTTGGAACGATTCCTTCCACGGCGCATTTTCTGTTTTTGTGGGTGTTGTTTCAGCAGGTTGTTGTTCCATAGAACCATTGGTAGTTGCGGCTTCTGCTGTATTATCATCGGTTGATGGTTCTGCTGGTTGCTCTGTTGGTTCTGCGGCTTTTTGGTTATTTCTTTCAAGCGCTGCAACAATTTCTTGGGTAATGTCAGGACCATGTTGAAAATTTGCCATGAAAAAATTCCTTTTTTAATGCTGAGGTTCTGTGCTTTCATGTTCACCATTTAATGTTTTGGCCAATTGTAACAAGCTTCCGTCATCAAAAGCAAAAATAAATTTGACTAACTGTTGATATTCAGGATCAAGAGATAAATAATTTTCTTTTATAAACCATGACATAGATCGATCTGGTATCGTCCATAAAAACTCAACTCGATCGTCATCGCGATGGTATTTGTATACCGTTTGATCATAGTTCGGGGTAGGACAGCTTTGACGCGCAACAAAATAACGCTTTAAAACTCCATCAATGGGACGAGATTGAGCTATTTTCTTTTCTAGTATCCCTTCACGCTTTTGAAGCACGACAATGTAAAAATCGCCTGTATAAGTCTTTTTTGCTTCATCAACACAGGAATAGAATTTTTGCTCATAATTTTTAAGATGTTCTGACATCTGATCTGCTACGGTGTGACTTGCCGTCATTACTGCTCCTTAATGAATATGAGCGTAGTATACTAAGATTTTGTAATAAGAAAAACGAACAATTCTATTAAATGAACAATCCTGTTGGCAAACAGCGCGATTACCAACAGGAAGGTGACAACAAACAAGAGTTTGTTAGGGCGTAGGATATGACGAATCATTTCTTTTTCTTGGGAACCTTAGCGCCCGCTTTACGAGCTTCAGATAAACCAATAGCTATTGCTTGCGCACTCGAAGTTACCTTGGGTCCCTTTTTAGAACCGCTTCTTAATTTTCTTTGCGCAAACTCTTCCATTACACGCTTCATTTTCTTTTGGACTAATGTTTTTTTCTTAGCCATTATTTTTTCCCTTTTTTCTTCTTTTTCTTCTTAAGGAATTTAATAAGGGTTTCATCCTCTTCTTCTTCTTTTTCAAAAAGACGGGCGTCATCCTTGAGATGTTCAAGAACTTTTTTCTTTTCTTGTACCCAGTTTTTCTTCTTAGCCATGTTCACTTCTTTATACATTTGCCTGCTTCATGCATACGTTTGCAGGTATTACAATGCACCATTTTATTCTTCATAAGTTCCTAGCGCTGATAGCGTATGTCATCATAGACAAGTTTTTCATCAAGCTCCTTCTCCTTCTCGGTTTTCTTTTGCCGAAAAGGAGAAGGTTTTCCAAGAATTTCATAAGCTATCGTGCGCGCTTTGCCTTTTGGGCGTGGCATCGCAGTAGACATAAGCAATCCTAATATTTATGTGGATCAAAATTATCCATCATTTTCTTATGGTCTTTATCCATCTGTTTACGTATTCCACTTTCGCCATCATTAATTTCATAGCCCATATAATAATCTTTCTGAGCATATTCTTTATGAATGACTTGGCGTGGACATGAGCTTGGTGCTGACTCATCACTGTTCAGCATTTCGCCATCTTCGTATTCTTGTTTACGTACCGGATTCATACGTTGCGCAACTGAGCGCTTTACTTGTCCGTAATGTCTAGCCATGGTTCTTCCTTATAGTTACTACAGCCAACCCGTGACAAAAATTCACGGCTTGCTGCAAGGATTTTCCTCTAACTACTAGCCGGAACCTCTCCGGTTTGTGGTTGAGTTGGTTCTTCTTTCATTGCTTGAGATAGTTTTATTAACTTATCAAGCTGATTTATATCCATATCTTGTAGCTCTTTGACCGCTTTCACTAAGTTTAAGAAGCCGAGCTCACGATCCTTTTCTGCCTCAGCGCGACGTTCAACGGCCAATGCTTGATTTTCACCCACACGCGATGCACGTTCAACCGCCAGCCCCTTATCAGCGGCAGCTCGAGAATAGGCCATCTCCGTTTGAGCTTTAAGCTGTTCTTGTTCAATCTGCGCTTGCGCTTGAGCGGCTTGTTGCTGTGATTGCTGATTAGCCATAACTGCTTCAATGAGTTCATCTTTACCTTGTAAGGTTGAAGACTTAAGCAAGAGGTCATCAGGGATTGGCACACCAACTTCACGCAGATGTAAGAGTTGAGCAAACTGCATCTGACGTTGTGTGGTAGTATTAAGACCTTCCTCAACAAAGGCATCATACTTACCAAATTCTTTATTATAAAAATGAGGCGACGGTTCTTCACCAATGATTCGTTTTACTTTACCGGGAGTCCAATTGACCGCAATCGCTTCAAGCATTCGTTTACCAAGTAATTTTTGTGCAAAATCAAGCTGGTCAAAAAGCCCTTGGAGGGTAGTAAGTCCAGCTCCTTGCCGAACCATAGCTAATATGCCTGCTTTGGTATCATCAGCCATACCCAAAAGTTCATCAGAGATACCTGATATTTCCTGTATTTCTTGTGCTAAACCGCGTGATAGTTCAATCATTGATGGTGGAATATTAGGTGCAGGTATTTGCTGCAAAGAATCAGCAATGTTTGCTTCACGCTTTACTGCAATACCTTTACCTTGACCGACCTGCTGATATACATCATTGGGATTAACGAGATTGTCAGCTTTATAAAGCCAACCACTATTAATTTGAGATTCAAGGATATCTAATTCAATATTCTTTCTACGATTATATAAATATTGTGAGTCACGTAATGAGCGAACTACTGATTGTACCCGTAGATTGTAGTATGGTATTTGTGGATTGAAGTAGGCAAATACAGGAACGAATGGATATGAATCAGTCCCCAATGGCTGAGGGCCATCGTATAAACATTTATTTTGTACAAAGATTGCAAGACGAACGGTTGGAATTGTTTGTTCCACTTCAGTAACGTTTGGATAGGTTGCCAAAAACATCTCAAGACGTTCCGGGTCATCCTTGGTCCATTCCATTGCCTCACCAGTGACCGTATCAATCAATAATTTTTGTCGTCTAAAATCACGATAATAGTATTCGTCGTACGTTAAGAGAGTCTTAGAAGACCAGTCATACGATTCTGGCATGAAGTTAAATTTTCCGTCCCTTGCTCCGCCTTCTGATCCATAAAGACCAAGTATTTCATCCGTTTTATCAGGAAGTAATGATACAACCTCACGCTTTGTTAAAAAGGTTCTCGTCATCAGCCCATTACAATCTGAAAGATCAGGTTTTCTGAAATAGGGATCAATAACAAAGGAATTGTAATGGCGTAAGCGTACACGTAAATCACCAGAAACGGGATCAGTGCGAAAGTCAGGATATAATTGTAATAATGATAATCCTGAAACGCATGCCGTATGGAAAGCTGATGAGATGGTTTCCAAAGTACCATCTTCTTGCGATTGCCACATGAAAATTTTGCTGTATTGATCCGCCGTTTTTTGTGATGCGTTTTCAACCGGAACTGCGATGGTTGATTTACGATTACGACGTTGATAACCCGTGATCATATTTATGATTCGACGAATACGATTAAACGTAAACGGTTTTCGACGAGTAATAGGAACATAACCGTACACATCAAAGAAGACTGATTGATCGCCACATTCGAATCTATTATCAAGATCAGCATCAGCCCAGAATGCCTGATTGACCGTTAAAGAACTGGTATAAAATGACTCTTTACGTGCAAGAATATCTCTATTCTCTTCACGATAATTATCAGGAACTAAGGGCGGATTAATTGGCATATTTCTATCCTTTATAATTTACCTGCAAAAGCTTAGCCAGATCATATGAAATTAAGCAAATTTTTTAGAACAAACGATTATGGGGAATATCATCTCTAAATATCGGAGGCGTTTTCACATCTTCGCCATACACTGCTCTGCGATATCTGTTTTCAAGCTCATCGGCTGTAAGGCTATCAGTTGTTTTTGGTAAAGAAATTGCCAAATAGCGCATGCAGTCACTGTAATGCGACGACCAATCATGTAAAGGTCGGCCTTTGTACACTTTTAAACGCTCATCATATTCTTGGCGATAGTTTTCTAGTGCTTTTATAAGTGGCGAACATTTCTTTTCATCAATCCATGTTTTAGGTAAGACAGTACGCACTGCTTCAATACCATCCTCAATGGGAATGTTATCTGCTATGGAAAAATTAATACCTAACTGCCGTGCTTTTTCAAGACGAGAAATCCCTGTTCCCAGCTCTCGAACCCGTATGTCATGGGGAGCTATATGCATGCCGTAGGGATATTCTTTTTGTTCTAAAACCTTTGCGTAATGCTCAAGACCTTTTTGGCTATTATCATAACAATCAAAAAGGCGAACGGTTTGGCCAATAGTCTGAAAGAAAATGATCGTTGTTTGATCCCGCATACCAAGGTCCCATGCCGTATGCACTTTGAATCCAGGTTCATAGGGAACCTGTCCCACTTGATCGTTGTTTTTCAGCTTATCGATAATCTTTGTATAATAGGCGCCTTCTACGCCAAGCTCGAATGAATTAAAATATTCTTGCTGTATAAGGTCTTCGGACATAAGGCCTTCACGCTTTTCTTTTTCAATATCAGCAAGGGAAATATGGCCCGTCTCTGCAACGGTAAGCCGGTAACAAAACCAGTCATCTGAATACTGCGCAATGTTATACATTTCCCACAGATGATTTTTACCTCTAACGGTGGAGATAAAAAGACACCATCCGTCATTAGCTACCAATATAGGGCGCAGAAATTGATATGAGCGCGGGTCTTGCAATGCATACTCACTAAAAACGCAACCTCTTGGATTAGACCCAACAAGTGAATCTATGTTATCACTGCCAACTAATTGAACAATTGAACCGTTAATAAACCGAACCATCATCTCTTGCGAATTGATAGAAGCTATTAACTCGCTTGGAATAAAATCAAGAAAGCGAAGTCCATCATTGGTAATCGAGTTCCATATTACCTTTTTAGCTTGCGCGTATGACGGAAATATATAGTAATAAACCCCGATATGTTTAAGCGCTTGGCGAATACAAAGATTCCACGCAACAATGTCCTTGCCTGGCGCGCCTCGGCAGTATCGCAAGAACGCGACGATAACCCTTATTCTCAATAGCATCAATAATAGGAAGCTGATACGGACGCGGTGAAAATTTATTTAATGTTATTTTGGTTTCAGCGGAATAATTCATTCGGGTCTTTTAATCCAACCTTTCTTTTCAAACCATTCATAAATACGTGAAGCAATAGTATCCTGATTTTGCTCTGAGAGTTTTTTTATTCTTTCAGCGCACTTTTCATTATTGTCTCGTATATGAATTGAAACAAACTCGTTTAACTCACAAAATCTTTTCTTAATTCTCAATTCGTACTGCGTAATACGTTCTTCAATATCCATCATTTTCTTTTGTATTTTTTCGCATCTACATTCAAGAATTATTTCATGATTTCTTATTTTATTTGTTTTCATTATGTCTCTATAAAGCAATCGATAGGATAGATAGCTGAGTCATCAATCTGTTTTGAAGTAAGTAGTTTTTTTATTTTTATAAAATCTTCATCGGGCAAGAAGAAAGCTTCCGTTGGTAATATAATATGAGTGATAACACCCAGATCATTTTCTAGAAAATACGGGTCAATAACGATATCAACGTTTCGTGCCATCGCGTTCTCCTTTTCTGAGCAAGATTATATTTCGTATGCGGTTTATGACATCGTAATATACGTTTTTCGGTAGATCAGCCATGCTGCGTATTTTATATTCCTCACATATATCCATGGTAAGCTTCTCAAGATCATCAACAAATACGGGATTGTTAAGCTCATAATTCAGTTGCTCTAGTTGTTCCTTGGTAATAGTTAGAATATTATCAGTTCGCGGATTATGTTTATTGGTGAGCGAAACGCCCTTGTCATATTTCTCAGTAATTACTTTATCTGCTTGTAATGCGTCGTCATCTTCCGGATTATCATGAACCGCGAGCCCTAAAAGAGATAAAACAGAATGTCTCTTTGCATGATTAAGCGCAGAAGCGTATTGTCTTTGTGATTTATCGGTCGGTAAAACACGCATGTGGCAACCAATCCATTGCCCCGAAGAGTGAATAAGCTTGGTATGCACAACTTGCGCACCGCCATCAAGTTCTTCTATTTGCTGCGTAAGAATCACCCCTTGTTCAGCAAGCACTGGCAGACAAGAGGAGAGAATATCTGCCAGCTCAGCGTAATCGTAGGTTCTAAAATTTACTTCAATCTGCTTGGTTGCTTTTATTGGTGTGAAAAAAGGACGTGCTTTTGCTATGGCAGCAACCAACTCAGAAATGTTATCAGATTGAGGGTTATAGACGTATGGTTTCTTTTGCGCATGTACAAGAAGCTCCTCTTTCTCTTGTAATACTTTTGTTAAGTAAGCAAATATTACATCCATTATTTTTCTTTCTTCCGTTCTTTTACTAGGGGTGATGATCCAAAGTTGGGTATCTCGACAGTAACTTCCTTGGTAAGTAATTTTACCACTTCATCAACTACCTGATGCTTTAAAGATGCTTGAAATTCCATTTGCTCGCGCACTTCAGGAAGGTAATGAGCAAGAGTTAATTTCACCATGCTATCGTTATATTTATTATGAATAGCTCCATATTCTCGACGCGATCCAATTTTAAGCCTCACAAAATCATCAGCTTCCTTAAGAAAATCGAACCTCTTTTTCCAACGATCCCACGTAGTAGCAGGAATACCTTTCATGAGTAGAAAATCGGTTATGCGTAATGCTTCCCGTTTTGCAACTTCTGGCTCAAAGGACATGTCTGTCTCTTTTATAGCCCAATTTCTGTATTCTTCAGCGAGTTTTCTCACAAGAGCTTCATTTACAGGTTTACGTTTAAAGGCATAAACGCAGAAATAATCCTCATCCCATTTAGTGTTGTTAGGGGCATTTTCTTTTTGCGTGTTAGGATTATTGTTTTTTTTCTTCATTTACTATCTTGATATAAAGCGTTGATTAATAATTCTGCAAAATTGATGGTATCAATATTTTTTACTTTTTTATTTCCAAGTTCAGTAAGGGTGAATACGGTGCGCGCGTTTGCGGCTTCATCGTATACTTTAAAATAAACACCTCCTGCTATTTGTGCATCATCATTAAAAATATTGCCTGATGCCTGACACATATCGCCGAGCCATTTGAGTAAATTATCTGAATCTGGACGGCAGTAATGGAGTTTGCCTTTCAATTCTTGCGTTTTTGCTTTACCGATTGTCTTGGGTATAGGCATAAAAAAAAGCGTTGTTAACAAGAGCGGCCCTTCTAACTTCTCACCTTCATATTGCTGAAGATAAATCATAAGTCGTGTCTTGGTGTGTTTTTGAGGATCATAGACATGATTGGCGGCAAAGCGAGGTCGTGCAAGCGCAACGGGTATACCGGGTATGGTAATCTGTGCTGATTTCATGCTGCTCCTTAGTTTGTGGTAGCTTACTATGCCTAAAAAGAAAGAAGAAGAGAAAAATGAATGGTATAATAAGAAGCAAGTTGTATGTTTGGCTGAGAGGATCAACGATGAAGATGATGTGGATAATGGGACTGTGGGTCTATGGACTAATACATGGCATGGAAGAGCGTAAATCTGTTTTTGTTGATATGCCACCTATTGAAGATAAGACATGCGTAATACAACGAGTAGACGCATGCAGTAATCTGGCAAGACCACGCAGCCAAGAAATCCATATTCATATCGATAAGCCTGAAACTCCTGAAACAAGCGAAGGAACCGAGGACACTATTCCCAAGCGACACCACAACCGAAGAATGATAATAAGCAATAGCGTATCTGCTTTATTAGCTACGGCTATAACGGCAAGCGTCACCTTGGCGATACATTTTAGTAGCTGTAAAAAGGATTGATATGAAGTGGATGTCCGTAAATCGGGATGGTGATCCTTCAAAAGAAGGTTTTTATTTAACCTATGATTGCGATCATTTAGATGTTTCTTCTGGGTTTGAAGTTTATTATTATGATTTAAAAGAAAATAAATGGCATGATTGGGAATTTATTGAACGAGATATTACTCACTGGTGTGAATTACCCGAAGCTCCAGAATACCCAAAAGGATATTGAATGAAGTGGATCTCAGTTAAAGAGCGATTGCCTGAAGATGGACAAAAAGTATTAGCCTTAGGTACCTTATTAAGAGGTAAAAATTCTATTGGCGAAAAATTAGATATTACCGATATATTCGTTGTCACATTTCATCAATCACAAAAAATGATAAGAAATGGCGCAATTCAAAATAATTGGACATTTCCGGTTCTTAATGGTTCTAATGGATTATGGAATGTTACCCACTGGATGCCAGCGCCCCCAGTTCCCGATAACGCAACAAAGGATAACTCGTGAAACTATGCACAACGTGCAATCAAGAAGTAACTAATTTTGCTTCTCATGAAGATATACTAAAAATCATTTATACGCTTTCTAAAAGAAGCTATGCGATTTTAATACGCAGTATAATTGAAGAGAAATCGTTACATGAAATTAGTAAGCACCACTCAGTGACTCAAGATCGAATCAGATGTCTTAAAGATAAGGCAGTAAAAGAAATTATAAAAAAATGTTCAATGACTGGGATAAATATTAATTTCGATCAGATAATCTCAATCTTAAAAGCAAACCAAGATAAATTAATTGGTGTTAAAGCAATTCAAAAATACACATTAGATCCGTTATTTTGGGAAGAAAACTTTAAAATGCCATACGATTTTGATCTTGTAATAAACCCAAACTTTCTTCCTAAACAAATTGAAAACGAAATAACTATCGAAGAACAGCCAATTGAAATGCTTATGATGAGTATTCGATCAACGAATTGCCTAAAGTATTTTGGTATTACTACTATAGGTGAATTGATCGAAACACCCGCTAGCTCATTATTTTCTATTAAGAATCTAGGGATAAAATGCCTTAAAGAAATTAGTGATAGCTTATTAAAATTAAACATAACCCCACATTTTGACTGGAAACAAAGAAACGCAACAAAGGATAACTCATGACATTACTCATAATTCTCTTCATTCTGTTGCCAAAACCAGCGCAAGAACAAAAAGCAATCACCATTGCGCAAGCACAAGAAATACTCCAAAATGCAACACTTACTAAGAACATTATTTCTAAATAAACTTTCTTTTAGAAATTGTTTGCTTTTTATAAAATTGTTTTTATCATGGTTAGCATCAGAGTTCAGTAATAAGCAGCAGGTAAACGCATCATAACTTTGAGGGTCTTTATGTAATCAATTCAGTTGTCGACAATGTGTCGGCACGTGAAACTTGGAAGATGTACTTCTAATTTTCAAAGATAAAATCTGTTTTTATTTTATATTTTATTAATCTGTTCATATTAATTAGCTAGGAAGAATATGAAGAAGCTATTGTTAGCTTTACTGTGCGCATTGCCACTCTGTGCAATGCAAAATAATCAAGAATCTAAATTACACCAACATACAAGAAACGGTGCTCTTGCCGTGGTGCTTGCAAATAATGCTATAATTGCGGGCGTTACCAAAGGCGGATGCACTTTGTTAGGGCCTGTCTTTCTGGGTGGCGCATTAGCAGTAATGGGAACTAAATACGCATACGATAAATACAAAGGAAACTAATGAAGAAGCTATTATTACTTATCTTACTTGCACCACCGATGTTTTCTATGGAACTCGTTCCGGTATCATCTCCCGATAATGTGCGATTGCTTACCGATCATAAGCATATGTATGTTGAAGATGATAATGCCGCGTATCGCATTCCAAATCATGATATGAATAGAGAACTGCGTGATGTATTAAAACATAAAGCCTTGGCTAAATTTAAAGAGGCTGGCTATATCAGAGCGCATAAGCAATCTGATGGTACCTATACTCTTGCGGCAAAAGTACGTGGTGAAGCTGGCACGGGGCCTATTACCGCATTCATAGTTGGGATGGGTGTTCGTGTTGGTTGTTATACGGGCTATTTATTGGGGGCTACAACTCCTGTTGTTGCTGGTACTCTTATTGCGGGGCCAGCAGGTGGAATGGCCGCAGGTACAGCAGTAAGCGTAGCATTAGCGGGAGCAGGTGGTGCGGTCGGTGTAATTGCAGCTACTGAAGCGGTAGCGATGAAGGCAACGCTTGCAACCTTATTATTACCCTTTCCACTACCATGATTGACGAAATAACCAAGAATGTAACTGTCACGATGAACATTGCTGCTACTATTGGATTTCTTTTTTTGATAATGGTAGGTTGTCATTTTATGGGACCCAACGCCTATTTTACCCCGCATGCTGTTCGCGAATTTCCATTATGGATACTCGGATTTGCAGTAGGATATTGCGGGAGACAGTTATATCTTAATTATAGAAATAAGCAGTAAAAATATTCGTTTTTATTTTCGCAGGCCCCCAAGAAATTGGGGGTTTTTAATTACAACAACGTATGCATTTTACTGAGCAAGTACCTTGAGGCCTTGGTATATCCCGCAAGAGAATGTAATGGGTTGCCTGTAGCAATGAAGCGTTATCACCAATCATCATGTTCTTGATGCCATAAATATCTTTACCCGCAACGGTAATACGTTTGCCATCGGTATAGATATAGGGTTCTTTCGGGAATTTCTCGTTAAAATCTATCTTCTTCCAGTTCATTCAAACCACACACAATAAAGAAGATACATCAGTATCAAGAAGTTTATAAAGCAGACACTAAGTATCGTTACTAATATCATGTAACCTCTTCGAAGGTTATTTCTTTCCAACCATCATTAAGCGAGTGGTATTCATGTACTACTTTGTACTTGGTCATACAATCTTTCATCACCAAGCACGCATCATAGTAAATATACGTTACAAAGAGTGTGAGCGCTATTAAAAGAGCCATAAAGATCATGGAAAGTACTGCAAAGAACATATCAAGCTTGGTCATCCAAATCCTTAGTTTTAATTTATTTTTTTGCACGATAAATGATTCTTTTAAAAGTATTTTTTAATATTATTTTTTGATAATCATCAATGTTTAAATTCATCGAAAAAGTCATCAATGCATTAAAACATTCAGATGATCGTATCCTAAAATTATCGGCATCTAAAACTAAAATAAGTTCTTGAAAGCTTATAGGATTGCAGTGCCAATAACGCGGGTAGACGCTTAAGATTTCTGCAAGACTTTCTATATCATCACAACCACCCTGAATGAATTTAGCTATTGTAGCTGCAAAACATAATGGAACATCAGGATAGAGTGCGCATATTTTATTATATAGCGGATAACCAACAAAATTCCTAAAAAGACTAATATCTTTAGCCAAATTGCTTATTCGATGCGGAAAGCCATTTAATTGAATTTGATTCAATGGCTTATTATATTCCATAAGAATTTGATACGTTTCTAGAAAATCAATAAGTGGTTGTTTCGGGAATGATTCATCATTTTCTTGTTCTGGACTAAAATCAATCCCGTTGTCTTTGATATATTGTTTAAGATTCTGAAAATCCATGCAGTTCTTTCATGTTAATGAATAATTTTTTCCGAAAAAGGGTCCCAATATTTTTTTGAATAAGCCATGACCCATCGCATAAATTCTTTTCCTTCCGCGGTAGCAATGTAACGATACCAATCATCAGCAGCTTGAGGAAAATCTCTTGCAAATATTTCAGCATTGGAGATTACAAAATATTGAGTTTTGCCCATCTTCCAATATTTTACCGCTTTTCTAGAAACAATCGATCTAAGCCCGTCTGACACTTCCGAAGGGATTGGTTTACTCATTTCCCCTTGATGGCTATTTTTAGTTTCAGTCTGCATTGGAGATTGAGATTTTGTTGTAGAATTAACGTTTTTTAATCTGTGACTTTGGGCATAATATGCATTATCGGACTTCTTTCTTTCTACAAAGTCCGGTTCAACGCTCTCGTTGTTCAAAATTTTGTTCACATTCATCGTCGCAAAATTACTCATACCGTAAACTCCCTTTTTTTGGAGGTTCGTGTGATTGAAGTCAGAGCTTATTCTCTTCGTACTAGTATTAATATTATAATAATATAACTCATTAGATGCTGCCCTTTTCTTTTCTAGAGACACAGAAAAACGAACAATAAACTTAATAAGTTTTCTGTCTGAAAGATAAGGGGAAGATGTTTGTTTTCTTTGTTTTTGAATTTTATGTTGGATAGAGCGACGTGTTCCCCAGATTCTTTTTCGATCTTCTGAGGTGAGATTTATCTGCTCTTGGCGGGTAAGCTTTCTTTTTTTTATAGAAAGTTGAAGTTTGTCTTTACTTATCGCATTTTTTTGAATATTATTATTTAGCATTTGTTACTTTCACAGGTAATGCTTGTTTCAAAAAGGGAGCTCTTCATAGGGGTTCCTTTCTTATTCCTAGCTCACATCCTTCTGTCCACAAAACGTCCAGATGCGAATAGGTAAAAATTTGGCTCAGGGTAAAACCTGGGCTAATTTTTTGTATTAGTTTCAATTTAACAGTTCAATATTACTATAAATAACGCTTTTAATGAATAACCTTATTGCAAACTTTAATCTTTATCTCTTAACTGAAAAGCGTGCTTCTACTAATACCGTATTAGCATACATACGCGATATCGATCAATTCTCTCTCTTTTTAGATAAGCATAAGCTCACCGTTCCTGCTGTTGGCTTGAAAGAGCTACGGCTGTTTATAGAGAGCTTGTATCATCTCAAAGCAGCAAGCCGTGCCCGTAAAATAAGTTCCCTCAAAGTATTCTATAGTTATTTAGAACTGCATCACGATATGGTTAATGTTGCCCAGCAGTTAGTCATGCCAATGGTTGAAGAACGACTGCCCCATTATCTTTCTGAGGAGGAAGTGGGAAAACTATTAATGCATGCAAATCAAGAACCAACCCTACGTAATCAACTGCTTATCGCCCTACTCTATGCAACGGGTGGACGCATTACCGAAGTAATCACGATCAAAGTAAACAATATCTGCATTGATAGCAGAATGATAACCCTCAAAGGTAAACGCGCTAAAGAACGTGTTGTACCTATCCCTAAGTCAGTTATAAAACTCATCAAGCAATACATACGCAAGGAACATATCTCATCTCCTTACTTGTTCTCGGTGCAACGTGATGAACGTATAAATCATATGCATCGAGAAACCGCGTCACAAATATTGCGAAACATATGGAAGAAAACGGGTATAAAGAAGAAGATATGGCCTCATCAACTCAGACATAGCTATGCAACCCATATGCTCAAACGTGGGGCAAATCTGAGGCAGTTGCAGACATTGCTTGGCCATGAACGATTGGCATCCGTAGAGATATACACCCATCTTGATACTGACCACATACGCAAAGAATATGATAAGAAGCATCCGAGAGCTTAGTCTTGCGGTGGTTCTGGTAATGGCATCCAATATTTAGTTTCACCTAGATCATGCCACCCTTCCCAATCTTGCTCATAATAGGAAAAATGATTAGGTTTCTCACACCAATGACATTCTTCATCATACATTGCTATTCGAATGGGCCTATATTCATCATTTTCAACATATACTAAAACATCTTGGCCATATTCAGGCAATCGTTCGGAAACTTTGATCCACTTCATTCGTAGTCCTTTTTCAATTTATCAGAACTATATTTCAGAATTTTAGCTAAACACCGCCAATGCAGTATCACCTCATATTTGTCGTCATTTGATTTTATTGCATATTTCTTGCTTTCATAAGAATCAGATTCACCGCAATGATTGCATTCCTCATAGTCAAGCCCATCGGTATTATTTGCTTCTTTATTTGAAAACAATTTCCCTACATAAAATCCAAACATCCCACATCCAATACATACAGCCGCTAAATAGAGACCCCAAAAAACATCATTCATTAATATCCTAACCACTTCAAAGTTGATAATACAGCCACTAGGATAGCCGTAAATATCAGAGCATGGATAACGCGGTCAAACCAATATTCATTCATGTTTCTTAATCCATTTCTCAATCTTAACTAATCGAATAAAATCAACATTCTTTTCATCACGTAGAAATCCAAAAATTGTATTCAAGCTCACACCAATCTCTTTGCTTAAACTCGATAACCCTTGCGGATTTTCTTTTAATACTTTTAACAATCTATCTCTTATTTCTTGCTGATCTTCAACGTACTTCTTAAAGCCATTCGTCATAATTAATCCTTTTTTATTAAAGCTTATCAAAGTATATAAAAATTATTAAAGATTTGCATTGTCAAAGTTTATCAATATGTTATAATTTATATCAACTTATATCAAGGATTGCAGGAGTATCATGGAAAATAATTGCGAAGTATGTAGCGAAGAAAAATGCGATAAAGAACAGTGCAAAGATCGTTTAAAATCAACAGAAGTATTAGAATCTGTAGATGAGTTAATTAAACAACTTTATCCATAAGGGAATCATGGAACATACCGAAACTGCCATCGAACTTACCGCTCAACAATCATTAGAATTTCTTATCAAGCAAGCCGAAGCTGAAGAACGTTTAGGCAGATCACTGCAAACTGATAAAGTACGCATGGCTTTAAGAGATGCTCAGCTAGAGATTGGCCCTGTTATGGCGAATGCTAAGGCACAATATGGTAAATATGCAGACATTGATGGCATCATATTGGCAACAACGCCCTATTTACATAAATATGATCTGGTCGTTGATGCGCGTCTTGAAGAAAAAGATGATGGTCGTATCTTTCTGGTAACCACCCTATCGCATAGCAGCGGACAATTTATATCGTCTCGTGTTGCCCTTCCTGATTTAAAACAAACATCAAAGAACGAGTGCCAAGAAATTGGAGGAATGATCTCATATTTTAGGCGCTACTCAATGGCTACCCTGCTTAATCTTGCTGAGGTTGATAATGACGGGCAAACAGCTACTCAATTCAAACGACAACCGATTGTATCTAACAAGCCAACCCATGAGCAGGTAACACTGCTTTTAGGTGATCTCAAGTCAATTCCAAAAGATAAGGCGAAAGAGATATGGGATTCTTTTAATATTAAGAACACAAACGAATTAACGGTTGATACCTATAACGCTATGCGAAGATCAATTGAGCACGCGAAAAACTAATGAGTATGGTTAGAAAGTAAGAAGCACACTGTTTTGTAAGCCCTCTAGAAATTCTAGGGGGCGTTTTGTTTACTATTATTTTAGTGTAGAGTTGTGACCATGAAGAAAGAGAATGCTGAAATGCCCTTGATACTCGAACGTTATAGTGATCCCAGTGAATTTGATTATTCAATGTATTTAAGTATTCGGGTCAATAAAAACGATCAGAGCGCTTGGGTACAGATGTCTAAGGACGATGAATCAGTCAAATGGGAACGCTTTGAATGCCTTCAAGATGCTTTAGATTTTATTAAAAACATTAAAAAGCAGTAATGCCTTGTTGGTGTTAATTGTACTGCAATCCTCCCCATAGGTTAACTTGCCTTTTCCTATGGGGTGTTTTATTTATAAACCCCCAAGCTGCTGCGAAGAAGCAAGGGGGTTAAAAAAGGAGAGTAGTAATGATTTCTAAGTTATATACGAGTATAAATTACTGGTAGAAAGGAACCCAGGAAACAACGCCATTCACATAAAATTTTAACCAGCCCGCTTGAGCAACGTTTACTGCATTAGCTTGTAAGGCTATTGCTCCCGCTCCGCCACCTGCTACCGCAGTACCATTTGTAAGATCGGTAGCAGAAGCAACTCCAGCACCAGGGTCTCCTCCAGCAGAAATTGAGCGTGCAGCAACTAATGAAGGGGCCGCGGTAGTTGGAGCGAAAATAGTAACCGTACCTATATGGTCTATTCTCATGCGCTCAGTAATTGCTGGCCCGGCAGCGTCTGGGTGGGTAAAGAACGATAGTCCTGCGGGAATTCTTCCATTAACATCAATCGTACCAACTGTTATAGAAGCAATTTGTGCTCCAACACCGGGTAATGAATCTGAGCCATAACCCGCAAAAATAAGTGTCCCCAACCTATCACCCGTAACAATAGGGCCGTTGTTTCTGGTACGAGTCAACTGCGCACGTGCGCCCGTAGCTGCTAAAGCATTATCATTGCTTTGTGATACGATACTTGCACCAACAACTGCAAATGTAGCATCAGTAAGCGTGCCTAATGTATCGTTGTCAGCTTGGAATACCGTAACATTACCCGCTGAACTAATGGTCATTCGTTGTTGAATACTTGATGCTGAATCAGGATGGGTAAAGAATTCTAAATCTCCCGCAACTCTATTTGCTGCTATTGTTCCTGATGATACTGATCTTATTTTTGCAGCAAGGACGTTCGTTCCACCCGTATCCTGCCCTATAAAATTCAAATCACCGATCGTATCGCCACTTTGAATTGGGCCACCGGGTCTTTGTTTAAAGAGGGTTGCCCACGCACCCGTACCATTGTTTTCTTGATTTGCTGATAATACCGCGCTGCCAAAATTTAAGAAGGTAGGATCGCTCGCAATAAAGGTATCATTGTCAGCTTTATTAATGGCTAATTGCCCTACTTCATCAAGAGTCATGCGTAATGTTGGCGTAACGCCACTTGCAGAATCCGGATGGGTAGAGAATTGTAGTTCACCCGCTACTCGATTAGGAGCAATAGTCGATGTTGCCGGATTAACGGCACAAATAGATGCTGCGATAATTTGCAATGGTGTTGTATCAGTACCAACAAAATTAATACATCCTAATTCATCACCTGCTACAATTGCCCCTCCATTTCTTGTTTTTATAAGATCAAGATCAGCAGGCGCGGTTGCAGAAGCCGAATTATTAACAATGGATACAAAATCGGTAAATACTCCGTTTTCTGTTGTTGTAACAAAGGGAACCCATTGCGCGGTCTGTAACGCAACGCTCATAAGCATGTAACCCACAACGGTTGGTTGTACACCAGCTTGGCCGCTATAATGCAGCCAAATATCACCAATATTGAAATTTTTATAGAGTGAACTGGTTGGAGCAAATGTCTGAATAATAACATTGGGTGGATTCGGGCAATTATCTCCCAAAAATTGCTTCAGAAATGCACCGGTTCTATTGTAAGCCATTACAATCTCCTCTTTAATTCATCCAATTCTTTGCGTAGCTTTTGTATTTCAGCAAGGAGTAATACGGGTAGATCATGGTACTTTACAGATTCGCATTGCCCTTCCTGATTATAGGCAACTAACTGTGGCATCACTTGCTCCACTTCTTCAGCAATAAGTCCTGTGCCTATCCTACCATCCTGCTTATAATTGAATCGTACGGGTCGTAATTCAAGCACCCGTGTTTCTGGTAGGTCTTGAACGTTTTCTTTGAACCTGATTGAAGATGATACCGTTCCTAATTGTCCTGCACTATCAATGAGCACTGCAATAGCGTCAGCGTTGGCGGTAGTGATGCCTCTGATACCATGAATGAATGAAGCATTGAGTTGCGTTGCACCAGTACCGGTTGCCGATCCTATACGAAGCCTGTTTGATTCAGCAGCGCCCGCGTTATTGAGATAAATATTACTGCCACTCGACCCCGTGGCCGACGTCCCCGATGACGCACCAATTGAAATATTGTTCGTACCGGTCGTAACAGCACTTAACGCGTTATATCCTACGGCAGTATTAAAGCCATTGCCGGTAGTAACGGTGAGAAGTGCATCAAATCCTACCGCAACGTTTCCTGCTGCTGTAGTTGCATCACGCATTGCAGCACTTCCTACCGCAACATTACTATTGGCAGACGCTCCGAGGCTTGCAGCAATAGCATCACCAACAAAAACATTTGAAGTTCCGGTAGTGGTAAAATTGGAAGAACCACTTCCCACAACGGTATTTCCGTTATAGTAGTTGATAAAGCGCGTATTATTGATAAGAATCTGGCCTATAGCCGATGTAGTAGAAGGCAAATACAGATTGCCCGTACCATCTAATTGGCCATTAACGTCAATATTAACCGGATATCTATTAGTAGAAGCTGAAGTAATTCCACGAATACCCGCAATAAATGTAGTCGTAGAACCGTTACCGATGCGAATCGCGTTACTTTCACCTACGGTACCGGCTAATGTATTTCCAATAATTACATTGTTAGCCTCTCCACCTATATACGCTGAGGCAGCCTGAATTCCTATGCAAATATTATTGCTTCCCGTTGTAGTACCGACCGCACCTTGATATGCCTGATATCCAATTCCAATGTTATTGCTACCCGTGGAGTATCTCGTACTATTATTACCCAGACCCAAATTCTGATTTGTTGTTGTTACGCCTTGGAGACATGCTATACCATATGCAGTATTATTGCTGCCACTTGTCAGAGCATTTAATGAATTGGTTCCAATACCAAAATTCAGTGATCCGGTAGTAAGCGATTGCATAACATTAGCACCAATAGCGATATTATCAGTGCCGGTTAAAGTAAAATTGCCTGCTTGGCCACTTGGCGTTCCAATAAATAAGTTATCAGTACCAAAGGTATGAATAAGGGAAATACCATTTTGAACAATCTGACCTACGGCAGAAGTTGTTGTTGGAAGGGTAAGATTTCCTGATGTTATAACAACGTTTCCTGAAGTAGCAGTAATTGCTCCTGATGTAGCTGTAATCGTTGTTGCAGCCGTAACTGAACCTGAAAATGATGGACTTCCTGTAAATGCCGGATCAGCACCCGTCACACCCATGAGGGTAGACCCTGTTGCAGCAACGGCTAAAGAGGATATTTGCCCACTGGCATTGCCAAGCAATACGCCATGATTCGTTGTTGCAATCGTTGATAAGAGACCAACGTTGCTGTTAACGGTAACTCCAGAAGTACTTGAGTTTATTGTCGAATTTATTGCATTTATAGTTGCCATATCTTTTCCTTATACTACCGTCCAATTACCAATCATAGATACCACCTGATACGTCGTATTTGCGGTACGACATACTAACTTGAGCGTGTCACCAACAGCAGTTGAAGTTAATGAGCCACCCGCTCCAAGGGTTGTGTTTGTGTTACCAATAAATATCTGTTGTCCTGCCGCTTGGGTAATCTGAATACCCGTTGCAGTATTGATATTGGCAACCTCAATCATATCACCAACCGCAGATGCAGCCGGAAGTGCTAATACAAGCGTTCCTGCTTTATTACAGAAATAACCGTTATTAACCGCAGCTGTTTGATCTAAAGTAATAACTGACCATGGAAACAACGTTGACGGTGATAGTGATGTGGAACCTAGTTGGCCGTTGTTATCAATAATGACCATCTCAGTCGTAGCACTTGCAGGAGTTATATTATAGATACCATGAATGAATGCTGTGTTAAGTTCACCAATCCCTGCACCGGTAGCGCTTCCTATTTGGAGACGGTTATTATTGCCTGCTGTTGCAGTTACTCCGCGTCCAATCAGGATATTTGAGCTATCGCTTGTCGTAAGATTTTGACCGGCAAAAGCACCAATGCAAGTATTATATGACCCGCTGGTCAATGCTGCGTTTCCCAATGAAGCATAACCTAGCGAAGTATTGTATGAAGCAGTTGTTGCTAGATTTAATGCCTGTTCTCCAACCGATACGTTTGCAGAGCCGGTAGTTAATCCTCTAGCGGAGTGAAAACCAACAGCAGTATTACTATTACCCGCAACGCCCAAAGAAAATAATGTCTCATATCCAAGACCGGTATTATTTTGACCTGTTGTAGTAAAATTACCCGCCTGATATCCAAGAAATAGGTTACTTACGTTATAGGTATGCAATAAACGTTGCCCAGCTTGGGCGATTTGACCAACTGCTGCCGTAGTAACAGGGAGAACAAAATTACCTGCCGTAGCAACAATATCGCCTAACGTGGCGGTTATATCACCAGAAATGGCAGTAAAACTTCTTACCGAAGAAACATCCCCAGCGATGATGGTAGTCATAATTTGACCGAGACCTGGACCATCGGTTCCCAAACGTTGCATATTGGAATCACCAACAACGCCTATATGGCCGATAGCAATGTTACTGTTTTCGCTCGTGTAACTGGTTCCTGCGTTTATGCCAAGTCCAATGTTCGCTATACCCGTTGTTACATCAGATAATGCACTAGAGCCAACAGCCGTATTGAAACTTGCTGTCGTTAATAATCCTAAAGCACTGCTTCCAACGGCCGTATTTTCATTACCCGTTGTTGCAACTTCGAGTGCTTCATTTCCTAAGGCAGTATTATTAGAACCAGTGGTAATTGCTCCGCCAGAAGATTCACCAACAGCTACGTTCGCTGCTCCGGTCGTAAGTGCATCTAATGATTGAAACCCAACGGCAATGTTGGATATTGCAGAACCAACGGTAAGCGTTGTATTTCCCGCTTGTTCACCAACAAATGTGTTTTGAGTGCCAAAATTAGAATAGGCAGCAGCGATAAAACATTTATTTTGCTGACCAGCACCAGGCGCGGCATTATACGTTCCAAGTCGAATCGTATTATTTTCAGCCGCAACGCCAGAATTGCCAATATAGATACATGAGCTATTAGTCGTAGCATTAATCCCAGACTGAAAGCCAAGTCCAATATTAAGATTATTGGTTGCATTACCTAATGCACCCGATCCTATTGCGACATTATTTAAGCCAGTTGCATTATTAAAAAGCGATAAATACCCAACGGCAGTATTAGAATCACCACTGGTTAGATTTGCCATTGAACGAGTGCCAATAGCAACGTTTTCAAAGCCACCGGTACTTAACGTAAGGGCTTGAAAACCAATAGCAACGTTATCATCAGCAACAACATTGGCATTTAATGCTTGTGATCCAATAGCGATGTTCTGTGAGGCAGTGGTAGCATTGACAAAGGCACCATATCCTACGGTTGTGTTGTCGTTACCGCTGGTAAGTGATTGATTCACTCCAGCACCGTAACCGGTGTTTCTCGTACCAACCGTGATAGCGGGAAGATTACTTCCAATATTGGAGTTAGCTTGAAAGAAATCGAGCGTTAACGTGTTGCCAGCGCCCGTGAATAAGAAGGTTGAATTAGCAGTAACAATATTGATGTTTCCGGCAACTGGTGGAACGGGACCTCCAGTATTACCGGTTAATGTTTGAACAAATCCCCCCGGGAAATTGCTCGGACTATAGGCACCAGCTTGGCTCATTTTTCCCCCTTACAGTCTCGCATAAACAACTGAAAAATAGACTGATCCCGTGGTAGGAACGCCTAACCGCTTCACATATAATCGATCACCTTCAGCAAGAGCAAATGCTCCTGACTGCTCTGTTCTATTGCTGGTAATGTCATTTAGAAAGAATCCGTTAGTAGGAAGCGGAAAATGATCATCAATACCATCAAAACTAAACCATACGGTTGCATCAGTAAGGTTTTGTATAAAAAATTGTCGTACCGGATGATCAACTGCTGTACCAACACCAGAATATCCAGCGCCGATCGAACCCGCAGCCAATGAACGAGCTGGTTCAAACTTCATACGCACAGAATTACTATAAAAACTCATGTTCGCTCCTGTAAGTAATAACCAGCAAGATAGATAAATCCAACTCCAGGGGTTCCTGCTACCGATACAATTTGTCTTTTACCGAAATTTGCATTGCTTACATGTGTTGAATTGCTTTGGGCTGGAATTTGAATATCAGAATTGGCAGCTACGTAATCATGACTATTTATTCCATCATAACTGATAGAGACTGGCGTATTAGATGCATTAATAACACGCAAAACAAAGCAAGGGTTGGGCAACCCGTTTGCATTGATAGGCGTAAAGGTAACCGCATTAATACCCGCTGCATTAATGCTGGAAAGAGGAACTGCTTGCACTCTATTGATTGGCATCGCTAGCTCCTTCTTGAGCTTGCGCCGCCATTTCTTGCTTGAGTTGTTCGTCTTGAGCCGCTTTTTGCATATCAGCTACATTTTTTGCAAATTCATGACAGATTTCTATCGTTTCATCAAAGGGAGCATATGCGGGCAACATGAGTACATACTGTCTGTTATTTTTTTTGAGTTCTACAAATGGAATGTATTCAACTTTCATAGTAATCCTTTCTTAAATATTAATGAGCCCAAGCATACTACTTAGGCTCATTATTACCTAGTCTCTTAGTCTATAATCCATCCTGTAATTACTACGTTTCCGTTGAGAGCCGCAGCCCCGTTGTTGGTAGTAGAAACCACAATACTTCCGGCTGTTTGACCGTTAACACGGGTCATAGTCATTTTGGCATCGTTCGTTCCCGCATTTGATACGGTTACGATAACACCATCACCAACTCCGAAAGCACTATTAGTAATCGTAAAGTCCTGTGTTCCAGCAGCAGCAGTTACAAATCCTGTGAATGTAGCCTTGAAAACACGCGCATTTATTACGGCCGTAGCACCCGGAGAAGCAACCGTTGCTGTTGCGGGAACCATAGTGACATTACCCGAAGAGTTAATGGTAATCTCGCCACCACCGGTCAATAAATCAATACCACCAGCAGCATTTGAAGCATTAAGCACGATCGCATCAGCGGCCGCTTCGGTAGCAGTGACATTAACTGATCCACCAGAAGATGACAAGGTTAAATCTTGAGAGGCGCCCGTGACGGTTACATTTGAGGCAGTTGCACCATCAATGGAGAATGCAGCCGTAGAATCAATTGCTACGCCACCAGTACCTGAATCTATATCGACACCACCCGCTGCATCACTTGCAAGGATTCGAATTGCAGTCGCGGCTGCTTGGGAAGAGGTTATATTTGTTTGTAATGCAGAATCCATATCAATACCACCCGCGGTTGCAACCAGATTTATCGCATCTGCTGTTGCATTACCGGTAGCGGTTAAAGTAATACCACCAAGATCAGATAAAAGATCAATGGAGTTTGTTGCGGTTGATTGATCCGCATGGAGCTGAATTGTTTCGGTCACCCCACCATTGGCATGGAGTCTGATAGCATTTGCAGCATTTTCTGTTGATTCTACAAGCACTGAACCACCCACAGATGAGAGGGTTAAATCAATACCAGCACCCGTTACGGTTACGTTCGATGCAGCAGCCCCGTCTATTGAGAAGGCGCCCGTTGAATCTATCGTGATTCCTGCCGTTCCAGCATCAACGTCGATACCACCCGCCGCATTTGATGCGATAATACGTACTGCATCTGCTGCTGCTTGTGATGAATCGAGGTTCATTTGAAGCGCAACGTTTGCATCCAGACCACCAGCAGCTGACAGAATTCTAACGGCATCAGCGGCCGCTTCTTCACCGTTTACTACAACTCGTCCTGCTGCTGATGCCAAGGTAAGATCGATACCTGCACCACCGACAGAAAAGTCTGATGCTGCACCACCTTGAAGGGATACTGCACCGGTACTGTCTATGGCTATGCCACCCGTACCAGCGTCAACATCAATACCACCTGCTAAATCAGAAGCTACCAATCGTAATGCATCGGCTGCCGCCTGAGAGGAAGCCATATTAGTTTGTAACGCAGAATCCATATCGATTCCACCTGCGGCAGCTTCAAGATTAATAGCATCTGCTGACGCAAGACCGGTTGCACGTAACGTAAGGCCACCAACGTCTGATACTAAATTGAGAGATGCAACCCCGGTTCCCTGATCAGCATGAAGCTGAATGGTTTCCGATATTCCACCATTCGCACGAAGATAAATGGCCTGAGCAACGTCTTCAGTTGCGGTAATATTTACCGAACTTCCATTCGCGGTAATATCGATATCTTCACCGGCAGCAGCTGCGGCACAGGTAATATCAATACCACCATTGGCAGAACTGATGACGATAGAATCAGCTACGTTTTCTGTTGAAGAGATATTTACCGATGATCCAGTGGCAACAATATC